AGATGGAAACACCCTGATGAAGGTTTCAGACCGTACATTATGTTGACAGTAGAGAGTGTTCTGATTTTCACGATTCAGGAGAGAACGTGCCAGCGACTCTGTCAGTCTACAGATCAGCCCGCGAAGCCACAGGAGCAGTCCTGTCGGAAGAGCAGGTGGTCTCTGGTGATTTCGTCAAGGTAGGTGGCCCTGCGCCCACCGCCGTTGGCGGCGAGGTCTTTGGCCGGATCGTTGCTGAGGATGACCCGGTCCTGCAGGGCAAGCGCCCGGCTCCGGGCAAGGTCATGGTGAAGATGGCCGATGGGTCCGTTCAGGAGTTCAGCCCTGAGGACCTTGAGAAGCAGCAGGCCATGGACGTGCCTCCTGAGTCAGTCAAGACATTATCAACTTCTGAAGATGACCAGATGATGAATGAGGTCTTGGCCGACCTGCAGCGCCGCCGGAAGCGCCGTTCCGATGATCCCTTCAAGGATAAAGAGAAGAGCATGACCCAGCGTTTCGCGCAGCGGGGTCCGCTCACCCGCCTGAAGAAGTCGGACAAGATGAAGAAGCATTGGCGGGGTGTTCAGAATCGTGCCTCGTACAAGGGCGGGGGACTTGCGCAGGAATCCCTTGAAGAGCAGGGTCTCAACCAGCCTCAGTCGGAAGCGGACTTCGATCTTGATGATGAGGACATGACCTCCGAGGATCACTTTGGGACGCAGCCTGTTAAGATGGCATCCGAAGAGATCATTGACTCTGAAGAGGCATGGATGTTGACGCAGCGAACTTTCGAGCTTGCTGACGACATCATCCGCTCTCTGTCGGTTCATAAGGGGATGGTTTACTTTGAGAGCATGGATGACAACGCCGAAGACGGTACTGTTACTGTTGTGCTCAACGGCATGGCTCCCCGGGAGATCATCGACCAGTTCATGGCGGATGCCGAAGACGAGATCGACATCCAGTTGATCGAGGAGCCTGAAGGTTCCATGGAGGACAAGGACCTCCGTGGTCGGTGGGTTGTGCAGGCTCGTGTCATTCTTCCCGAGGAAGAGTTCGAGGAAGAGGATGAGCTTGCCGATGACAACGAGGCGTACAAGAACCGTGGGAAGTACCCGGGCGAGGTGGACGTAGAGGCAGGTCTCGGTGGTGAGGCCATCGCACCTCAGGAGGCAGACTAATGCTAAGATCGTCACAGATCACCGCTTTTGTCCACGAGGAAGAGGAACTTCGGTGCGTGCTTCCTGTTCACCGTGCTGGTGCTAGTTTCATGCTCTGCAACTATTCTTCGTCAGAGCGCACCGTGTCTTTCGAGCAGAGCGATAACGGTGTCACGTGGACTGCTATTACGGCATACGGTACTGTAACGCTGCCCGCTTATGGGATCGGCGTTGGGTATTTCAAGGTCGAAGGGGACCCGAAAAGGCTTCGGGTCAAGCTGGACGCGCGGGCGGATGGGGATGGCGTGTTTGTGCAGTTAACGACTCCTGCACCACGCCCTGACCAGCCGCTGCTGTCGTCCTAGTTGAAAGAGGAGGAGTAGGTATGAACCGCGACAGCAGAGTCTTCACGGCTCGGGAGTTGGTCACCGGGGCATCCGCGCAGGTCCTTGCGGGTCCGTGGCCCCTTGACGGCGTCAAGGACTGGAAGCACAAGTTCTCGATGATCGTCTACAACCGGGGCAACGTCGATCATCTCGGCTACGACCTCGTTGTCAGGGCCGAGTACTACGACGGCTCCGCGTGGCAGACCGCCCCGCAGCCTGACGGGGCTGGCAATGCCCAGATCACCGTCAAGGCGCAGGCCGAAAAGACGTTGGAGTTCTACTTCCCCAAGGGGTCGCAGTTCCGGCTCGTTGGCTGGGGCGTTGGCGGTGACACCGAGGGGCGCATCGAGATGATCGAGGTGCCGTTCGAGAGCAATCTCAGCGACCGGTAGCCAAGCCCGGCGGGCGGCATGAGGAGTCGAGCGTGCGATCTCCAACCCACCGCACCAGTGGAACCCCGAGGCTCCTTGAGAGCCTTCTGGAGAAGCTCGACTCCTCTGCCGCTGCGCTGATCAGAAGCCGAATGATTATGATTCAGACGCAACTGGCCAAGCTTGGCGGTGAGACGAAGCCGAACTGGCCGGTGATTGCGTACAACATTCGGCTCATGATCGAGGCTTGGTTGAAGGCCGCGATGTCCGAGGGGTTGGAGATTCCGAGTAAGCGCGAACTGCTGGAGATGTTTACGACGGTTGCCGTGGGGGCCTACGAAAAGCCCCTTACCACTCCGGTACGAGCGCCGAAGGCTAACCTCGATGGCCGCAAGCGGAAGAAGAAGAGGTCCAAGGATGCCAAGGATACTCCCGGTAGGCGACCCAACCGTAAGGCGGAAGCCGCTGATGAAGGACGGCGTTCGCCTGCGGACATTGCCCGAGAGGCTGTTGAAGAAGCTATCGACGCTGCCATACGTGGATGTGCGGCGCGGGCGGGGAGCCGAGAAGATGACCATAGTTCTCCCGAACGGGGAGAGTTACCTTCTCGACATCGATCATGTGAGGCTCTTTCTGGAGACCGTGGGTGTCGAGAAGGGCGAGCCTCTGGAGAAGGTTTTGGACTTCCTGTTCAACTTCCGCGCAGTGACGCTCGATCTCAGGACGCTTTTGCCGACAGTGACATACGAACGCGACAAACGCTTGAGTCCGTGGGGGCCTAAGAAATGAACGATATTGCCAAGGAACTGCGGAAGCTCAGCGAGAGCACTCCGAACTTCGAGTTCACTGTCGATACCTCGAAGACAAAGCTCATCGAGTCGAAGGATGAGAGAACCGGTGAGGTCCAGAAGCGCATGGTCGTAGAGGGCCTCTTTTCCAAGGCAGGCGCTGTCACCGGGAACCGCCGCAGGTATGGGCTGAAAATCTGGGAGCGCAATCTTGCCGCTGACAGCCCATTCACAGAGAGGCTGAAGAAGCGTAAGGTCGTTGGGATGCTTGAGCACCCTCAGGACGATCCCGACTACGCGAACGTTTCGCACCTCTTTGAAGATGTCCAGATCAGGCCCAACGGCGACATCTGGGCGCGTGTGACTGTGATGAAGACGCCCAAGGGGGCGATTCTCGAAGAACTGTTCACACTCGGCGTGCCTGTAGGCGCGTCGAGCCGAGGAGAAGGCAGTACGACACTGGCAGAGGATGGCTTTGAGGACGTAGACGAGGACTACGTGCTGGAGACGTGGGACTTCGTACATACCCCCGCTCTTGCCGAGGCCGCTGCCAGCCCTGTCAAGGAATCATTGGAAAAGGGGAAGGGGTCGAAGCCCATGAAGGAGTCCATCCAGAAGGCGAAGTCGTTCCTTGAGGAGCACAAGGGCGGTGTCGCCGCTCTTGGTACCACCAAGCTCGTGGAGACACATCTTCGCGCGGTCGAGCACCTCGGTACCCTGTCGGAAGACAAGGATATTGAGGCTGCTGAGATGCGCGGGCGGCTCGCTGAGTTCGCCTCGCAGCTTTCGGCAGCACTGACCGAAAGTACGAAGAGCAAGGGTGACAAGGTCAAGGACGAGATCAACGACCAGTATCCCACCGCTATCGAGGGCATCACGGCGGTCATGGAGAACCTTGTCAAGCGGAATCAGGAACTCGAAGAGGCCGCGAAGAAGGGCGGCGACCCCGAGGTCACGAAGCAGCTTGAGGACCTTCAGAAGCGGTACGACACCGCTATGCGGATCGGCAATGACCTCGTGAAGAAGACTCGGCGCTCTGTGGCCGAGAGGCAGCGGTTGGAGAAGAAGTATGCCGCGTCTCTTGCCCTGAACGAGAGGATCATCCAGACGATCCGTGACCGGGACCTCAAGGAGAAGGTCGAAGTCGTTTGTGAGAGGCTTCCTCGCCTTGGTCTTGTCAAGGATCAACTCCTCGCGGTCAAGACGATGAAGGAACTGCAGGAGAAGCTTGATACCTTCTCGGCTCTCATTGAGGGTGACAAGAAGCAGAAGACAGAGTCGAAGAAGACTGAGAAGAAGTCCACCTCCAGAGGTGCGGTTCGTGAGTCCATGCCCTCCAAGACCACTCGAAAGGGCAAGAGGCCGAACGAGTCGGCACCCGCTGGTCCAAAGCCGAGGTCGTTGTTTGGGAAGCTTGCGGAGCGCGAGGGACGCAGCACCAAGTCAAATCGGGCTGCGGAAGTCAAGGCTGAGCGTGATGCGAAGTATCCCAACCGGAAGAAGTAGCGGCCAGTAGGGGATGACGGTATTCGTGTTGTAGTCGTTGTCGCACCACAGTGAACGAGAACGGGAGGTTTACCATGAAGGCAGCGAAGGCGGCACGGACGCTTGCGAAGCTCCGTGAGAAGATCGCCGCCAAGCGTCACGCGCAGGAGCGGGCCATTGAGTCCCGCCGCGAGATGCTGGAGACGGTGGCGAATCAGGCCGACAGGCTCATCGAGAAGTGGTCTCGCGTTCCTCGCACGGGCGTCATCCGTGGCCTTGAGAACGAAGACCCACGCATCAAGGAGTTTGACCTCCTTGAGGGTGTCGAGGACCCGACCAAGCGCCGCGTTCTTGCGATGCTCTACGAGAACGCGCAGAAGTTCATCTCGCGCATGAACGAGACCACACGTGCGTTCATGGTCGGCCCCTACGAGAAGTCGATCTTCGGCATCATCCGCGCGGTCTACGCGAACACGATCCTTGACCGGCTCGTGTCCGTCCAGCCGCTCGATGCGCCGACCGGTCGCGTGTTCTACCTCGATGTCCGCTACACCGACACCAAGGGGAACATCAAGGCCGGGACCCGCGCTTTCGATGCGACGGTCGGTCCCTCGAAGGGCATCGGCTATCCTTCGGAGGTCGTCGAGGAAGAGTCCGTCTTCGTCGGTGACGGCGCGACCTCCGCGATGAGCGGGAACCTCGACTGGACACCGCTGCGCCCCGGGACCGTGACCTTCACGGATGGCACACAGGTCGTGCGCGACGACGGTGCGGGCAACCTCGTCGGTGACGCCTACACAGGTGGCACGATCAACTACGCGACGGGCCAGTATTCGTTCAGCTTCCTCTCCGCGCCAACATCGGGCGACGAGGTGACGTGCAGCTACGAGTACAACATGGAGGCCAACGAGCGCATTCCGATGATGGACATTGTGCTCACCTCCACGCCTGTCACGGCCCGGCAGTTCAAGCTCCGCGCCCGTTGGTCGCTCGAAGCCGAGCAGGACCTCAAGGCTTACCACGGTCTCTCCGCCGAGGACGAGATCGTGCAGTATCAGGCCAACGAGGTCAACCGGGAACTGTGCTACCGCGTCATCCGCACGCTCCGCCAGATCGCGGCGGCGGGCAGCGTGACGTGGGACGGCACACCTCCCGCTGGCGTGCCGTGGAAGTGGCACAAGGAGGAACTGTTCGACAAGTTCGTGCAGTGCTCCGAACTCATCTTCGCCGCGACCCAGCGGTGGGGTGCCACGTGGACCGTCATGGGCACGGATGTGGCGAGGATCGTCCAGACCCTCGACCGCTTCGTCCCTGCGGGTCAGGTCAACAAGGAGTCGGCGGGTATCCAGTACATCGGGACCCTTGGCGACTTCGAGTGCTTCAAGGACCCGACCATTCCGCAGTCCGAGTGGCTCATGGGCTACAAGGGCGACGGTCTCATGTACACCGGCTTCATCCACGCGGTGTACCTCGGCCTCTACACGACGCCGACGATCACCCTCGACGACTTCATCTCCCGCAAGGGGATGGCGACTCGCGCCGCACAGAAGGTGATCAACAGCCGGATGTACGCGAAGGGCCAGATCACCTACTCGTAGGTGATTGCCCACACGGTCGGCCCGACCGTGTTGATGCCAACCGGTGGGGGGCCGAGAGGCCCCCCACTTTCGCTTGAGGAAAAGGGGGACGGTGATGGGGAGTAAGAGGTACGCGAATCTGAACAGTTACCCTGTGATTTTGCCGACATCGAGAGGTGGGCAACGTGTCTTCCGCTCCGGTGAATTCACTACCGAGTCATGGTTCTCTCGGTTCCAAGGAAATGGTCAACTCACGGAAGTTGATGACTCTTATACACCTGCCAAGGTCCGTAAGCCAAAAAGTCTCGCAACCAAGCGGCCAGTCAATTTCAATTCACCGGTCACTCCGCCAAGGGTTGGCCCGTGTGCGTTGTCGTGCCAGACTGCGTGCCAGAACAGTTGCGAGCTTGCCTGTGAATCGACCAAGCAGAACATTGTCGTCCATGCGAACTACGAACAGATCGGTGACACGTTCCTCTGTAGGCATTGCGATTGGAGCACGCAAAAGCCGGAGCGTGTCGCGGCGCACATGCAGCACTATCACCCGGATGCAGAATCGGGACCCGAGCAGGAGCAGGGGTCTGCGAACACGACTGATCCGGCTGGTGGGCCAAGGGCCAGTGGGGCATCCGCTCCACGTCCATCAGTTGGGAGGTCAGCCGTCCCCCCGCAGGCCCCTGCTTCCCTCGGGTCCCTTGATGATGTCGATGAGAATACGAAGTGGTGGTACCGGCGCAACGGGGAGCTTTTCTGCAAGACATGCGAGGTTGTTGGCCACGGATGGAAGACCTCGCACATGGATGCGATGCTTCGGCACTGCGTCAAGTATCATGAGATGCCAGAAGAAGAGGCGAAGATACCGGAGCCTCCTGTTCCGGCACCTGATCCTGAGACCGTTGTTGAGGAGCCGGGGGCAGCAGGTTGGAAGTGTAAGGACTGTGGTCGCAGCTTTAAGACGAAAGGTGGCTTGAGCACACATAGTCGTTACTGTAAGGGTAATAGCGAGGAGTAGGCCGTGAGTGCTGACCTGACCTTCGATAACATCAAGAGTCGCATCCAAGCTCGCCTTGGCGCGACTTGTCGTACCGTTGAGCTATCTGACGACCAGTGGCAAGAAGCAATCAATCAAGCTCTCGAACTCTGGACCATGTATAAGAGCAAGGTAACATACCATCACGCCGAGAATGTAGTCACTTCTGAACAGCAGCCGTTCTACGTCGATCTCCCTGAGGATGATAGTTACAAGGGAGTGCGGACTGTCTACTTCTTGGTTCCTTACTGGGCAGTGACTGGTGGCTACACGATCTTTGAGCTACTGGAGAAGATGACCATCACGAGGATGAATGTTGGTGGTCTGAGCTTGGCCCGGAGCGCGTGGGAAATGTATCAAAGGGTCCGTGGTGTTGATCCCACGTGGCATGAGGACAAGGAGAGGCATCGGTTGTACCTCTACGCTCCATCAGGTCCTTTCGAGGCTGGGTACGAATTGCTCTACAAGTACACCAGCCCGGAGGAGATTCCTCTGGGGCGCGACAGCTTGTTCATGAAGGCTGTCGAAGGATACGCTCGTCTGATCCTTGGGGACATTCGCGGGAAGTTTGGTGGCACTGTCTTGGCACCGGGTGGTGGTTCGTTTAATCTGGACGCGGACTACCAGCGTACCCGTGGGGCCGAACTTATCACGGAGGCGACAGAGAGGCTGAACGTTGGTCGGACTTCTGGTCCGGTCCCGTTCAGAATGTAACATGGGCGAACCTGTTCAATTCCAGCCTCCGGCTTTCTGTTCTGTCGATCCGGCAGTTGATGTTCAGTGCGAGTTTGGTTTCATGCTGGAATACGCGAAGACCCATTTTCCGCTCGTTCCGTATCACAGGCTCCTGACAGGGTCAGAAGAGTTGGATGCTGTTCACAGTGAGATCGATGTTCGCAAGCGTCGTTATGATGACGCCGGGGTGGGCCTCAATGCTTTTGTGACACAGGCTCCGATTGAAGGTCAGCCAACCACGAAGCATGGTATTGACTGGACGAGGCCCATCGAGCTT